ATTCCTACGCTTGATAATTTACTAGCAATATCAGAAAAGAATTGTTTCAATGTATCTATCATGATATCAAACCATGATCCTTTTGGTGTGTCCGAATTTGCTCCAGAAAACCAATTTTTAACTGCTTGCCACATTCCACTATACAAATCAGCGAATGAGAATTCATCTAATTTCTTTTCAACTTCTTCAAAACCAAACACGCCTGCTAACCATGCACCTATATCAACTATCCATCCGAAAACCCCATCAACAATACCACCGAAAGTAGCAACTATGATATCACCTATGCTACCACCTTCTTCATATTTTTCCATACCTGCTGAAAATCCACCCATAATACCTTCAATTGCCATGATAACTTGACCAAGGATCGGGACTGCTTTTAGACCTTTACTAGCAACATTTTTAAAAATTTTAAATGCTGGACTTCTGAAAAATTTCATCATTCCACCGCTTTTACCAGAACCTTTAAAAAAGTCTCCTATTTTAGAAAGAAACCCACCTTTGCCAAATGGATTTATTCTAGCAAAAAAGTCTTTCGTCTTTGTACCAATCCCTGAGAAAAAACCTTTTGGATCTGCTTTGAGATTTTTAAAACCGTCCCCAATTCTTTTGAAATAATCTTTACTCTTTGAACGAATTAAATCAAAACCTTTTACCACACTTTCCTTTGTAAATACACTTGCAATCGTTTTTCCTGCTGTTTTGAGGGTAGTAATGAACCCTGACAATGCAAGTTTACCAAGACCTATAAAAAAGAAAGTTAGAACTTTACCTGCCAAAAATTTAACAAGTGCTAATGCCATAAAAGGCATAAGAGCAATAAAAACATTTTTAAACAGTTCACCAAGTAATGGTATTGTTTCTTTGAGTTTGTCTTCAAGAGGTTTTTTTTCATCACCCCATATTTTTGTTAAGTCACCAAAAAAGTTAATTATGCCTAGAATACTTTCTAACCATTTACCACCCATACCAGTGCTTAGAAAAAATTTAAAAAACTTTAATTTTATGAATAATCCTAAAACAGTGAACAAAGCACCAAAATTGTCTTTGAGTTTTTGTATTGGTTTTGTGACTGAAGCAAAAACTTCTCTACCTTTTTTTTCTTCTATTTCTCTTTCTTTGTCACGTAAATCTTTTTTCTTCAAACGTGCTAAATCATCTTGTGATAACTTTTCACCAGCATCTTGTCGTCTTTTTATTTCTCTATACTGAAAATCACTAATTACTTTTTCATTTTTTATTCGTCTTTCTGCACGTAGTTCTTCTGCTTTTTTGTCCCTTTCATCTGCTTTTTCGAGAAATGCAATTTGTGTTCTATCAAGTTCTTCACCTTGCTTTGCTCTTTTTCGCAAGTCATCTGCTTGTTTTTTACTTATTTTTTGTTGTTCTGCAAGAACTACCTTACCAGTTTGATTAATGGCGTTTAGTAAACCACCTTCCACATTTTTAAGAAATATTTGTAATTGCTTTTCTTCCACAGGTTATCCTAGTTCTTTTTATTATTCATGTATGCAGAGAATCCCATATAAGCACCTACAACGGATGCTTGACCAATATAAAACAATCCAAGCAAATCTGCCAAAGCAGATACCCTTGAATCTTCAACTATGGGTAAAAATAAAAATAAAGTAAAAAACAACATAGAACCCATTGCAGTCCATGCCATTCTTCTTTGTGCATCAAGTTTTTCTTCCACTATTTCAAGTTCCTTATCATTAACAACGCCATCACCATCTAAATCGTAAGATGTGCTATCTTGCATTAATTTTCCTTTCTTCCGCTTTTATTCTTTCATTTTCTTCTTTTATGTACTCGTTTAATCTATTTATGAGAATTTCCCTTTCCCAAGGGAACATATTTTCAATATAACTTGCTTCAAATTTGTGAACATGAATTAAGTGAAAGTTACTTTCAATATATGATTCTAAACTTTCTTGGGAAAGGATTATTCTAAAAAACTTTGTAAACCTTCTAATATAATTTTATTTTTCTTCTTAGTGTTCGGATTTGTAACTTTTACTTCATGAGATAACTTAGGCATTTGACTAAAGAAGTTTTCAATTTTTGCAAACTGTTCGTTGCTCAAACTATCTAAGAAGTTATCTAAATCACTGCCACTAAAATCTTGTCTTTCGTAAACCTTTTCTTCACTTTTATCAACGATTTTAATTATGCATAATTTCAACAAACTAAAAATTTGTGAAATTTTTAAAGTGGTTTCATTTGTGTTTTCACCAAAAACCATACTTAATTCTTTCATAGTTGGATAACCCATTTCTACAAAAATATTTTCTGTCATTTGTACAGATGACTCTAAGTTTTCAGGTATTTTCATTTCAACTTTGTCTAAGTCAACTTCAGTTTCAACTTCAGTTTCTCCATCATCTGTACAAATAACTTTTATTTTTACCATTGAACCCATTGATTTTGATCTTATTTTCAAAAAAATATATTCGAGATCAAATGATGCTAAGTTTTCTGCTTGTATTTTGTTGAATGTACATGAATTTACCATGTCAATCATTGAATTGATCATGTCACTTTGATTGCCAGTTTCGTTCGCAATCATTAACATTTTTTGTTCTTTTACTAAGAATGGTCTATAACTAATTGTTTCGCCACTGGATGGAATAGTCAAGTCATGTCTTGTTGTTTCTAATATTGGTAATGCCATAATATATGCTCCTATAAAAATTATTTATTATAAATTTAAAACATTAGGTAAACCCGAAGATGCTAAGTTTGTAACCGTATCGGCACCAAAATCTCTTGCCACATCTAAAGCGGTGTCTAAATATTTCGTCTCTATTGTCTCAGATGACCATCTATTGAATACAAATGATGCTGAGATTCTTGTTATTGCATTTGTATTTGAATGATTAAATTCAATTGCATTGATTGACTTTGGATATGCTTCGTGTATTGAAACCGCATAGGTTCTTTCATCTAATTCATTCAATTGAAAAACATCAATCTGTCCGATATAATTATTATAATATTCTATGTCGTAAAGATCACTTTGCTTGTTTTGATCGGTACTATTTCTATCGGTATTCATAATTAGTTCTTGCCAATTTTCTAACAAAACTCTTTCTCTATGATCAGAACTTGCATAAAAAGAAAGTGTAACTTCTCCAAAAATAGCACCTTGTGCTATTTCTCTTTGAGGACCATAATCAATTGCAGTTGTTGGTGTAGTTCTTAGGTTTTTACCGGGGAATGATACTTGATCACATCTAAGCGACATTTTTCTGGTAGCATTAGAACCGCCACCTATTATTGATCTTTGAAGAAAATTTGCTATACTCCTATCTTTATCATTTACTTTGTCTAAATTTATACCAGCAGGTACAGAAATTTCAACTTCGTATCTTGAAGGTCTTGCGTAACCATCCCTACTTTGAAATACACCTACTAATTTGTTTAATCCTTGCGTTGCTAATTTGTCAAATTCTAATGGCATTTTTATTCCTTTTTATTTTTTGTCACCTACTGCAATTCGTCTACTATCTGCCCAAACTGCTACTTTCGGTTTTTTAGCAAAGTTTTCAATCGGTGCCATCATCATTGTCATATAATCTTCTAAACTAAAATACCTATAATTTGATTGAACCCTGTCAAGTAAATATCTTTTTATGACAGGTTTTGCTAAATCAATATCTTTTACTTCTGGATATCTTACAAAAAGTTTTTCAATACTTCGATCCATTACACCTTTTGGCAATAAGTCCATTAAAAGTTTGTATCTCAAAAGATATGGCAAGTAGTGAAAATTCATTCCAATAAAACCAGCACCTGATTTCTTTTTTCCATTACTGGTTGAATTGAACCTTCTTATTGGTATAACCAAAGGAAACCGATCATAATACGGTAGTTTCTTTTCATACTTTGGCGAATATAAAAATAAATTCAAACTACCATCCATCGGTCTATTTGATCTTGTCATGTCAGATGACATGAAATCAGATTCCAAACTAGAAGAGTAACCGTATACTTTCAGGTTTCTTATCTGTTCTTTATACCAGTCTACTAATTTTGTTTCGGCGTAATTTTCTAATTCAGGGTTATCTTGAAGAGTACGCATCGTTTCCAGAAACTGTTGTGTATTTACTGCCACATAACTATTTATATTTGAATAGATGGTCTTCTGTGATAATCATGAATTCCATATTGTGATCTTCACAAAATTTTTCTGCTTGTTTCCATTTTGATTCGTTCACCCTCCATGTTTTCACTTCGTTTAAGAATCTTTTTGTTTTTCTTTTGCCCGGAACAGGTGGTTTCGTTTGACTTTTTGGTTTTACTTCAACTAAAATCTTTGAAATATTACCATTTGCCTTCTTTACTTTCATCAAAAAGTCTGGAAAGTAACGATGAACTTTATTGTCAACTGGTGAAACGTATGGTATGAATATTTCTTCGCTTGCATATTGTAAGACGTTTGGGTTTGTGTCACAATAAATCATAAATTTAAGTTCCCACGAACTTCTATAAACTATATTATTTGAGTCCCCAACATATTTTTCAGGGTTTGTTGGTTTGAATTTACCTTTATGATATTTCACATTAAATACTTATAAATACAAATATGCCAATAAATTTAGCAAACATAGCAAGAAATAGTGCCAAGGGCGCAGGTGCAAACATTGTAAAAAATGCAGGTGCTTTACTTAAATCTGATCGTGGTGAAGGTGCTCTAAAGTCTGCTGATGCTCCAAATTATCAAAAAATAAAAGGTGATTTTGGTTCTGGTAAAAAGAACGTACTAAGATATCCACTTGATTTAGGTAACAAACATAACAAATATTCAATACTTTTTAAAATATACTTACAAGATAATGGTCAAATAAAAGAATTAGAAGAAGGGCAAAATGCCGCTACACAAACACAAAAAGAAAAAGGTGCACCAGAACAAGCAGAAGATACAAAAACAGGTCAAATAGATAGCAATATAAAAACAACAAATAATAATAATACAAACACGAAACAAATAGAAGATGACTATCAGGAATATAGAGGTCTTGCATCTTTTGGTCAAATAGAGAAAGAACAATTAAAATCTGGAACAAACTTATCAAAAGGAACAAAACAATATTTTGCAAGTGAAAGAAGAGTGGGCAACAAACAAAGTGGGTTGTTAAAACAAGAAACTATTGACAAAGTTGCTGAATACAGTAGGAAGTATAACGAAGCAATAAAAGAAAACCAAACACTTGCTAAAAAGAATGAAGACTTATCAAAAGAAAAAACAGCACCTACCCCACCACCGCAAGATGGTACCGGTGATGACAAAAATAAACCTGATGATTTTAAAACCAAAGCAATGTCACTGAGAAGAAATGCAACTTTCAAACATATGGAATCAGTTGCTTTATATTTTCCTGCAAAGGTATCAAACAATACAAGCGTCAACCTTGCCGAAACTGATGTAAGTAATTTTTTAACTGCCGCCGCTGGTGGGGTTATGGGAAACATAGAGGCACTAACAGGCGGTGGTACCATCAATATGGGCAATCTTAAAAGTGCACTTGGAAATTTTGAAGCATTACTTCAAAATCAAATTGAGCAATCATTACCGGGATTTCGAGAAACTGGTGAAATATTATCCGGTAGAGGTATTAGAAGTGACAGAACAGAAGTTGCATTCAAGGGTGTAGATAGAAGAACATTCTCTTTTGATTTTAAATTTATGCCTAGATCAGAAGAAGAAGCAATCGAAGTAAAGAATATAATTAAAACTTTCAGAATATATCAAATGCCTAGTTTGTCAACAAAGATGATACAAGATGTTGAAAGTAAAAAGGGTATCACAAAAGATCCGGTTAATTTAGACCAAAATACACAATTAGGTAATATTGACCCATCTGAAACATCTAAAAAGGTTAAATCATCTGGTAAAATATATTATGACTCACCGGGATTTTTTGACATACAGTTTATGGTAAATGCACAAGAAAATAATTATCCAATCAAAATGGGTAGGTGTTTTCTCAAAAGCGTAAACGTGACTTATGGTTCTGACAGAACAGCATTTTTTAAATCAGAAGACCCAAACTCTTCACCTTTTACAGAGGTAACTATGCAATTATCATTTCAAGAAGTTGAAACACTGTACAGAGGTAGAGTTGCAAAGGATAACTATTAATGAGTCATTTCGATTATTTTCCTAGAATCAATTATGATGTTGAAGGTAACGGTAAGTTTGATACCTTTACTCACTTGCTAAAAAGAGTTGACATCGTACCACAAATTGAAAGTACAATTTTTGAATTTGATTTTTATACGGTAAAATCTGGGCAGTCACCTGAAGAAGTTGCTGAAAGGTATTATGGTGACTCTTCTTTATATTGGATAATCTTTTTAGCAAACAATGTGCGTAATCGTTACCATGAATGGGTTATGCCAGAGCAACAATTTTTGACTTACTTAGAAGACAAATACGGAGACACATTGAATGATGTTCATCATTATGAAATTGCACAAACTTCAGGTGACACAACTAAGAAAATAAACA